TGAATCGGGTGAGGCGATCTTTAGGATTATCAGAAAACCTTTAGGTAAGTCTGTTGTGCCATTGGCATTACAGATGATTGAAAGTGATCTGTTGGATGAGGAATATGACGGCAAGACGTTGAGCAAGAATAATGAATGGCGAAATGGAGTGGAGGTTAATGAGTGGGGAAGAGCAGTTCGATATGCGGTTTTGACTAAGCATCCAGGTGATGCGATTTATATTTCTTCGATAACTGATAACAGGAAGCATGTTTTCCTGCCTGCTGAAGATATTATTCATTTGTATTTACCTGAAAGGCCAGGACAGAACAGGGGTGTGCCTTGGTTCCATAGTGTCATGGCAGACATGCACCAATTGCAGGGCTACGAAGAAGCCGCAGTAATTCGTGCGAGGGCGGGCGCAAGCATAATGGGGTTTGTGACGAATAATGAGGGGGAGTTAATTGGAGATGAAGTAGAAGCTAATCAACGAGTACAAAATTTCGAGCCAGGAACCTTTCGGTACTTAGCTCCGAATGAAAATATCACTGTTCCAGACATTGATTATCCAAGTCAGCAGTATGAGATGTTCGTTAAGAATAAGGTTCGTCGATTTGCTAGTGGCTTTGGATGTTCCTTTGAAACAGTCAGTAGGGATTTCAGTGAGACAAATTATTCGAGTTCAAGATTGAGTTTGTTGGAAGATAGAGAACATTGGAGAGTTGTTCAGAAGTATTTAATTGATAATTTCCATTATCGGATCTTTAAAGAGTGGCTTGCTTTAGCTTCTTTATCTGGTGATCTTGATTTTGTTGATTATGCAGCGAGGCCAGAAAGATATTGTCAGCCAAGATGGACACCACCAGCACAACATTTTGTTGATCCGTTGAAGGAAGTAAAAGCATATAGAGAAGCAGAGCAAGCTGGTTACATGACTAAATCTCAAGTTATTGCTGCTTCTAATGGCGGTGATTATGACGATATAGTTGCTGAGTTAGCGAGAGAGAAGGAGGTAGCAGAGGAAGCAGGAGTCGTTTTAGATAAAGATCAGCTTGGAGTTCCTGTTCCTGAAGAACAATTAGAACTGCCAATTGAAAAGAAATCTGCCCCTATTACTAGAAGAAAAAGAAGAGCTAAGGCATGATATTGGGTAGATAAACTATCATTGGAGGAGGTTCCTCGATTTAATTTATGGAAAACGAAAAAGTTTCTCCTGAAATGGAGAAAGATAAAGAGGTCGAGGAAGAATCTTCGACAAGATTAGATCCTACTGAAACACATCAAAGAACAGAAGTAACTGAGTTTAGAAGTGTCGGTAAAGGTCGTACTTTTGAATTTCCTTTCAGTTCTGAATACCCAGTAGAAAGGTATTTTGGTAAAGAAGTGTTAAAGCATGATGACAGATCTGTTGATTTTAGTCGTCTTAATTCTGGTGCTGCACCCCTTCTTTGGAACCATGATCCAGATCGACACATAGGGATAGTCGAAAAGGCATACATCGACAAGGACAGCAAACGTGCTTATGCAAAAGTTCGCTTTTCACGCAGTAAATTTGCTTCTGAAGTCTTAGATGACGTTAAAGATGGAATTTTGCGTGGTATTTCCTTCGGTTATCAGATTAAGAATATGGAGGAAGAGGACGGAACATTCGTCGCAGATGACTGGGCTGTCCATGAGGTAAGCATTACTCCCATACCAGCAGACCCTACTGTTGGGATCGGAAGGTCGTTAATCTCGTCTAACGAAGATTTGTCTGACCCCTCACAACCTAATACTATTAATATTGATAACAAATCTCCTGAAGAGGAGATACGTTCTGCGGCAACAACCGCATCACCCTCGGTTCCATCTATGGAAGAAAAATCACAAGAAACTGTGGTGGATACGGCAACTGCCGTAGAAGCTCCAGAGCCTGTTGTTGAAAAGGTAGAGAGATCTGCTGAAGTAGATACGGCTGCTGAAGTAAAACGTGCGCTTGAAGAAGAGCAAGTTCGTACTTCATCTATTTACGCTGTTTGTCGCCAACATGGCGCAGACGACCTCACCCAAGGTTTCATTAAAGACGGTAAGTCTGTTAGTGAAGTTAACGGTGAAATTCTCGATCTTATATCTAAGAGATCTGAGGCAAGCAACACTCCTATACGGTCAACTGACATGTCATCAAACGAAGTAGGTCTTGAGGCCAAAGAGGTCAAAAAGTTCTCCTTTATTAGAGCGTTACACGCACTCTCTAATCCTGCCGATAGACAAGCTCAAGAAGCTGCTTCTTTTGAGCGTGAAGTTTCTGAAGAAGCTTCTAAGCGTTATGGCAAGCCAGCAAACGGCTTCCTTGTTCCTAATGAAGTCCTAAAAAGAGACTTAACAGTAGGTACAGCAACAGCAGGTGGTAACTTAGTTGCTACTGATTTACTTGCTGGATCATTCATCGACATTCTTCGTAACAGAATGGCGATCATGCAGGCAGGTACAACTGTACTTTCTGGATTAACTGGAAATATCAGTATCCCCAGGCAAACTTCAGCGTCAACTGCATACTGGGTTGGAGAAGGATCTGCGCCTACAGAAAGCCAACAGGCTTTTGATCAGGTAAACATGACACCAAAAACTTTGGGTGGTTATGTTGATTTCTCAAGAAAGACTCTTCTTCAGTCTTCAATTGACGTTGAGCAGTTTGTAAGAGGAGATTTAGCGAAGGTTTTAGCTCTTGAGCTAGACAGAGCTGGTATCTACGGATCAGGTTCTTCTAACCAGCCAACAGGTTTAGTTAATACCAGTGGCATCGGCACTCAGACCATAACTACTTATGGAACTTTTGCTGAGTACATCGGTATGGAGACAGACGTAGCTTCTGCAAACGCTGATGCTGGTTCTCTTAAGTACATCCTTAATGCTGCTGCAAGAGGCGCATTGAAGTCTACTGAGAAGGCATCAAACACAGCACAGTTTGTTTGGGAAGGCAACGAGATCAATGGTTATCCTGCTCTTGTTTCTAACCAGCTTGCTAACAACGACGTTCTCTTCGGAGACTTCTCTCAGCTTGTAATGGGTACATGGTCTGGTGTTGACTTGACTGTTGATCCTTACGCTGGTGCAACAAGTGGAAACGTCAGAGTAATTGCATTACAAGATGTAGATTTCGCTGTGAAGCAACCTGGCGCATTTTGTTACGGAACATAAAACATGAAGGTTAAAATCCTCCGTGATGTAATGGTAGCTGGAGTCCGACAGGACTCTGGCTCTTCCATCGACCTTGACGATCATGTTGCTCAACTATTAATAGGCCAAAGACAGGCTGAAGAATATGTTGAGCCTGCTCCGAAGAAAGCTGTTAAGAAACCTGTAACAGCAAAGCCTAAAGAGACTCCTGCTCCAAAGGCTGATACTCCTACTCCTCCTGCATCCGCAGCGAAATAAAATGGCTATTATTCAGCAAAATTTAGAGAAGCTGAGTGTTTTCGCTGGTGTACCTACTCCAGCAGCAAACGTAACTGCTACTCAAACATCAAGTGCTATAGATCTCCTTACATACGATGGAGATGTCATCTTGATCTTGGATTCATCTGCTAGTGGCGGTTCTAGTCCTACATTGGACGTTAAGATCCAAGACTGTGCTACTTCTGGTGGTAGCTATACAGATGTTTCTGGTGCTGCTTTTACGCAAGTAACTACTTCTGCTTCATTGCAGACACTTGCTCTTAACAAAGACGAGTGCAAGCGTTACATCAAGATTGTTCAAACTCTTGGTGGTTCTTCTCAGACCTATCGTTACAGCATCAACTTAGTTGGTCTTAAAAAGTACGGTTAAGTTTCCTTAGCCCCTTAATTGGGGCTTTTTTTTTATGGCTTTTACTGAAGATTTAGACGTATTCTTTTCTGATTTCAATGACACTGTTGTTTATAACAGTGCCACTTATAAAGGTATTTTGGAGCAGCCTGACGAGATAGTTGCAGATGGTGTCGTGATGACCACCGACTATATGTTGACTGCTAAGACAACTGATTTAGGAGCTTTGATCTTTGATGCTGCTTTAACAGTTAATGGAGATGCTTATAAAGTTCGTAGTACAAGAAAGATAGATGATGGAAGTTTCTGTATCCTTTCATTAATGAAGAATTAACTCATGGCAAGTAAAAGGGAACAGATTATTGCAGCATTGAAAACGACTCTTGCTGGAACAACTGGAGTATCAACTCGTATTTACAGGTCAAGAGCAGAACCTACGACTAGGGCAGAATCACCAGCTTTAGTTCTGGAATGGAGTAATGATCAACCTTCGATTAGAGGTACAACAGGTCATATTGATTGGACTTTACGATTAAGAGTTGTGGTCATTTCTAGGGGAGCAATCCCAGATAATTTGGCAGATGCAACAGTCGTAAGTTTACATTCCAAATTATTAGCAGATCCTACAGTTGGCGGTTTAGCAATAGATGTGCGTCCATCTACTACAACATTCGAGTTAATAGAGGCAGATCAGCCAGCAGGATTAATAATGTGCGAATTTGAAGTTGATTACAGAACTACTTATGGAAGTCTTTCTTGACCCCTAACAACCCATATTGTTTATGATGATAATTGAAATTCTTGGGAGAGGGCGGGAAATCATTCCTTGTTCCTGCTCCAATTCCAACAAAGGTAATTACGAATGGCCTTACTAACACGCAAACGAGTCATTGCTGTTCTAAAGGAAAGCACTGCTGGAACTTACAACGCTCCACAGGCTGCTAACTGTCTTTTAGTTCGTGACTTAAATATCACTCCACAGCAGAGTGATGTTGTAAGTCGTGATCTAATCAGACCTTACTTTGGAGCCAGCGAACAGCTACAGGCAAACACTAGGGTTGAATGTACTTTCTCTGTTGAAATGGCAGGGATCGGACAGAACGCTGGTGGTAATGAAGATGCTGATAACGCTCCTAACTTTGGTGAGTGTCTTGAAGCTTGTGGATTCACTACGGAGACAACAGACGATGCAAAACGTCTTTACACTCCTAACTCTCTTGATTCCACAACAGTCAGTATTCTCTACAACATAGATGGTGTCCAGCACACTGTAAAAGGAGCAAAAGGAACTTTTTCGATCAATTGTTCTGTTGGTGAAATTCCTACTTTTGACTTTACTTTTACTGGAGTGTATATAGCTCCTGCTGACGCAACTGCATTAACTCCTTCTTATCAGAAGCAGGCAACTCCATTGCTCTTCAATAACACCAATACTGGTACATTCAAGATCTTTGGTGAGACAGGACTCCAGATGAGCAGCTTCTCATTGGATCTTGGTAATGAAGTTATTTACCGTGAGTTAGTTGGTGGTAGCCCTGAAGTAATGATCACAAACAGAAGTGTTAGTGGATCAGTAACTGTTGAGGCTGTGAATCTAGCTAGTGGTGGTAGTCAGCAATGGAACCCATTTGCTGCTGCACTTGCTGATGGAACATTAGGTGAGATTAGTTTCGTTCATGGAACTACTGCACTTAACAAGGTCACAATCCAATCAGGTCTTGTAACCAGTCAGACAACGAAGAATCGTGTTGACTTAGGTTCTATTGGTTACTCCGAAGAAGATGGAATTGCGATGTGGGATTGCCCTTACACAATGATTCCTTCTACAAGTGGTAACGATGAGCTTTCAATCATCTTTGAATAGTTAAATCTTCACTTCTAAGTGTTGGGGGGTTTATACCCCCCTTTTTTTGAGCTATGGTATTTGGGAATATCATTATTTTTTATGGCATTTATCCGTAGAAAGTCAAAAGCCTATCCTTGGCCTGTTGAAGTCAAACGTCCTTCTGAGACAAATCCTGGTGAGCTAGACACTGAGACTTTTACAATCAGATTTAAAAGATTAAATAGAAAAGAACTAGATGGTTTTACTGAAGCTCAAGAAGATAAGGCTTTAGAAAAGATCGTTTTAGGATGGAGTGAGATCTCAGAAGAAGATGGAACAGAGATCCCCTTCACCAAAGCAAACTTAAAAGAGTTTTCTGAAGATGTTGATTTTGTAAATGGAGTCGTTACAGCTTTTCAGAAATTTTATACAGAAGGTAAGGAGGGAAACTAAAAGAGGCCGCTATCTATTGGACTTCTGGCGGCAAACAAGTAGAGGATTTGACTCAAGAAGACGCAAAGGCGTTTGGCATTGAAATTCCTCAAAGTCCAAAAGTAGAGGATAAATTTGAGGTTTGGGATTGCAATTGGGAGATAGTTATTCTTTTCTTAAAGATGCAAACCCAATGGCAAGTCTCGATGTCAGGCTATGTTGGATTAAAATATGAAGTATTATTAGTGGCTGGAGGTCTATTTGACCTCTACAATATAAAAGACCGCACTGAGGTATTAGAAGGACTTCAAATTATGGAAACTGCGGCATTGAAGGAATTTAATAAAAAGGAGAGGTCAAAGTAAATGGCTCTTTCTCAACAATTACAAGATTTAAGGATAAAAATAGTTGGCGAAGGTTTTGAAGATCTTGATGGTTTAGCGAAAGGTCTTGGAAAAGTAAAGGAGGCAACTAAAAGTTCAGATGCTTCTATTAAGAATGCAGTTAAGAGTATAAAAGCTTTTGCACTTGAGAATAGAAAGACAACTGATTCGATAAGAGGACAGATACAGGCTTTTACTGAGTTGAGAAATAAAGCTCTTATAACGGGAAATGCTTATAAGGGATTATCAAAAGAAATTAGTACATTAAATCAAGAATTAAATCAGCAATTAGCAATTGAAAAAAGTGTTCAACAGAAAAGGACTTTTAATCGAAGGTTAAGATCAGATTGGTCATTAGCTCAAATTACAGGAAGTCAAGGACAGTTTGCTAACCAAGTAAAAAATGCTAGATCTTATAATCTTAGAATTAATGAGCTGCAATCATCTCTTGGTGAATTAACAGCAGAAGAATTAGAGAAGTTAGGTTTAGAAAAAGAATTAAATATTACAGGAGAAAATTATCAAAAGGTTTTACAGAATTTAGCGTCAACAACTAATAATTATTCTGCTTCGATTGAAAGGCAAAAAAATATAGCGGCTGAAGCGTTGGCAATGGATCGTCAGCGTTTTCTTCTTGATAAACAGAGGCTTGAAACCTTAAACAAGATTCCTAAAGGTGCATTGTGGAGTCAAGGGATGGGGCCAGGCATGGGATCGCTTGGTCAGATCAGTACTAGCACAATGGTTCCTTCTTATAAGGGGATGAGTATTGGGCCAAGTATTCCTGGGATTGGCCCTGTTCCGAAGGACACTCGTTTACAAGACAAGTTTAAAAATCAATCTTGGATAGAAAGGTTTCTTCAGTCTCATATAGAGACTTCTAATTGGCAAAAGATGATGGGAGAGAAGAGGAGTATGCCTCTTCCTTTGTTTACTACTCCAACTAAGACATTTGCAGATAATCTTTATGATCCCAAGGCAGCAAAGAAACCTTATGGTCCTCAATTACCAGCAGGACTGTATAAGCCAGGATATAAACCAAAATTTCAAATAACTGAAGCAGCAGTAGGTGATTTAAAGTTTCCTAAAACGATTTCTGGTTATAGTGCCAAAATTGCAGAATTAAAAACTAATCTAAATAACTTAACGCTTGCAACTCCTGAATATAAAAATGGGTTAAAAGAATTAAATTCTGTTGAAAAGGAATTTAATAATATTCTTGAAAAAAGTAATGAAGAATTAAAAGAAAAATCAAATGAAACTAAAAAACTAAATCAGAATTTATTAGCTCCTGCTGGAGGGGTGAAGGATTTTGTAACAAGACAGCAAAGAGATATTTTAGGAAAGCAAAAATTTGATGCTCCTTCAGTTAAGAAACAAAAGAAAAGTATTGATGATTTAAGACGTTCTATAAAACAAAATACTAATGCAATTAAAGGAAGCATTAATGCTGTAACAGCACAAAAGGCTGGCTTTGAGAAACTCAGAGCTGGTCTTGATCCAGCAAGTGCTGGTTTTAAAAAATTAACTGCTGATATTCAAAGGGCTGATAAAGCTTTGGCAAGGATGCAGCAAAGAGGTCAGAAATTTAGCGGAGGAAACTTAGCAAAAGGATTTGGAGCTGTTTTATCTGCTAGTTATTTTGGTGGCCCTGCTGGATTCTTAGGTGCTGGACTGGGGATGGGAGTTAATGCTTTAAGGCCAGGTGGAAATCTTGCTTCTGGTGCTATAGGAGGAGGTTTATTAGGTAGTCAGATATTTAATCCTGTTGCTCAATTTGTTGGTGGAAGTACAACTTATGCTTCTGATATATCGAAGAGTCAAATAGCTCTTAGAAAAGCCACCGAAGTAAAAGATGAGGATAAGAACGTAATTCCTGGTTTATCTGATGCCTCTTTTGAGAAGGCGATGAAGACAGCAAAATTTGCTATTGAAGAATTAAATATTCCACAAGAAGTAGCCATAAAAGGGATGACTAGATTAAGTGCTGCTGTTATAGGTGCTGGTGGTAATGTTGATAATGCTTCAGAAGCGTTTTTAAGTATCACTTCTGCCATCAAAGGTACGGCTGGAAATACGGAAGATGTAAAGGCAGCAATAACAGCTATGGTTCAAATCTTCAGTAAGGGAAAAGTCAGTGCTGAAGAGCTTTCTGGCCAGTTGGGTGAAAGATTTCCAGCAGCCGTAACCAAGTTTGCTGATGCAAATAATTTACGAGCTGATGAGTTGCAAAAGAGTTTGAAAGATGGAACTGTAGGGTTAGATATGTTGAGTAAATTTGTTGCAAGTTTAGGAAAAGAATTTTTACCAGTTGCTTTAGAAATTGCTGGAAGTACAGAGGAAGCAGGAGCAAGAATGACGGTTATGTTTAATGCTCTTAGAAAATCAGTTGGTGATTCTTTAAAACCTGCTGGTGCTGAATTTCAATCAATTGCAGCAAATGTATTAAAACAGGCTTTACCTGCGCTAATAAAATTTGCAGAAAGTTCAGGTAAGTTTTTATTGAAGTTTGCGGAGGTATTGAAAGCAACCATAAGAACTTTAAAAACTTATGGTGATGTTTTAATAGCTGTTTCAAGTGGGTTTGTAATAGGAAAAGTGATTGGAGGTATTGGAATATTAATTTCAAGCAAATTTGCGTTGTTAAGAGTAATTGTTAGATTAAGACGGGAATTGCGTAAATTAAATCTTGCTTGGCTGAAGAGTCCTGCTGTCAGAATTGCTGCTATTTTAGGTGGTGTCTATTTAGGTTATACAAAAGCACAAAGAGGAGTAAAAAGTTTTATTGAAGAGGTTGCTGATGGTACTAAATCTATAGAGCAAGCTGATGAAAAATTAATTGAATTAAAGAAAGGATTAGAGTCTATTCAAGAAGCTGAGAAGATGGGCATAAATCCTCTCGATAGGCGTGATTACCTCAAATTAGGAGATGTGGATGAAAAATTAAGTATAGGTAGAGATCAAAGAATAGTTGGTGGGCCAGCACCTGAGATTATCTGGGGAGGCTTAAGAGCAGATGAGATAAGGATCTTTATTGAGATGCTTGAGGAAGCTAAGAAGGTTGCTGGAGATACAGCAGTTGATATTGAAGCATTGTGGAAGGAATTGACTGGAGGGAAAGTTGAATTTCCTCCTTGGTTAAAAGATGGTGGAGATGATCAAGGGCCATTAGCGAAATTTAGAGATCAAATTATGGATACTACTGACATGATGGAGAATCTAATAGTTGGAACTTTCAAGAAAATGGAAGATGCTTTAGTTGATTTTGTAATGACAGGTAAGTTAAATTTTAAAGAATTTGCTCGTTCTGTTATTGCAGATATAACAAGGATTGCTATTAGACAAGCCATCATTGCTCCTATTGTTGGAACTTTATTCCCTGGGCCAAAAGAAGCAAAAGGAGGTGTTTATTCAAATGGAATTAGGCAATTCAAGAAGGGAGGCATAGTTGATGCCCCTACCTACTTCCCATTTGCCAAGGGAGTTGGCCTGATGGGAGAAGCTGGGCCAGAAGCCATTATGCCTTTGAAGCGTGGTAAGGGAGGAAGGCTTGGTGTTGAATCTTCTGGTGGTGGTGGTGTTACTACTGTGAATGTGTCAGTCGATGCGAAAGGTACTAAAGTCGAAGGCGATGGTAAGCAAATGGCTCAATTAGGTAAAATGTTAGGAGCTGCGGTTGAAGCAGCTATCGTTAAGGAGAGACGACCAGGAGGACTTTTAACTTAATTTCTTATGGCTACTTTTGATGACACCACTTTAAATTGCGTGACGGCTCCAAGCTATTCTGCACAAGTTAGTGAAACTCCAGATCTTCGTATTACTTCCTTTGGCGATGGTTATCAACAAAGAAATACGATGGGCATGAACACAAGAAGAAAAAAATGGAGTCTTACTTTTGACAATAGAACTAATGCTGACCGAGATAAAATAGTTGGTTTCTTACAAGACAGAAATGGTAAAGAAAGTTTTGACTGGATTGATCCCACAACAACCAATTACAAGAAATATGTTTGTGAAAGTTGGCAGGTTGACATGACATCTTTTAATAACAACAATATTTCAATGGAATTTAAACAGGTATTTGAATCTAGCTAATGCCAGTACCAGTTAGTCAATTACAAAGTTCAAATCCAACTGCAATTATTGAATTGTTTGAGTTGGAATTAGATACAACTTTGCATGGCAACGCAAGGACGGCTGGCTGGAGTCCTTGGGGAGCAAATCAAGATAAAAGATATGGAAAAGAAGTTAGAAGTGGTGTAACTCATGCAAGTGGTCTTGTTTTTCGAGTAACAGTCCCTGGCACTACGGGTGCAAGTGAACCTACATGGCCTACTTCAGTAGGAGGAACAGTCACAGATGGAACAGTGACATGGAAGGCTGTTCATCCCACCTATTATTTTCATAATGGTGCTTCTAGTAACACGATTAATAATAATTTTGTAGATATAAAATTCGGCGGTCAAGTTTATCAACAGCTCCCGATTAAAGCTGAAGGTTTTGAATATAAGGGAAAAGGATC